ATAACTTAGATGCTAATATGCAAGTAAAAGATCCTTCTAAAAATAATGGAAGACCAGATAAGAATGTAACCCATTCAACATTGGAAGATGATTTCAAATCATATGAATTTACAGCTTCCAATTTACCGCAGTTTAATGGATTCCAAATAAAAATTCTAATGTCAGGAACAAATTCTGCATTTGTTCCAAAAATTAGAGATTTTAGAGTTATTTCTAGTATCTAAATTATATGTTAGTACCAGTAGAAAATAATAAAGGATTTTTCAGAGACAAAAAATCGGATGCAATTTTAAATTGTTCTGATTCTGATTATCAACAATATTTGGAAGTAAAAAATAAAAAAATAAATGAAATAACTCATATGAATGAAATAACTGAAAAAATTAATGAAATTGATCAACTCAAAGAGGATGTAAATGAAATTAAATATATGATGAAATTAATCCTATCTAAATTAGACACCTGATCATAAATAGTTAAAAACGGACTACTATAATGGCGGCAAGGAATGTAAACTTAGTTCTTGAACAAGGGGTTGACTTTCAAGCTACCTTTACAATCAGGAACACTAATAATGCACCATTAAATTTGACTGGATATACAGGTATTTCTTCAATTAGAAAACATCCAACATCCTCTACTGCTTATCCCTTAACTCTTACATTTGTAGATTTATTAAATGGAAAAATTGCAGTTTCCATGGGACATACTGCAACTGATGCGATTGAAGGTGGTCGTTATGTTTATGATGTAATTCTTATTTCACCTAATGCTTACAGAAGTAGAGCAGTGCAAGGAAATGTTCTTGTAACACCAGGGGTATCATAATGACAGATTACATAGTAACTTTAAATGAACCCGGTCCGTTTAGAATTGGAGTTGATTATGAAATTCCAACAAAATCTATTCAATATGGAAATATAATTCTTGACAATATAAATTCTCAATTTACTGGAATTGCAAAAACCTTTACATTAAATGCAAGCGGGACTGCATATGTGCCTACTAATCCTCAACAACTAATTGTAGTTAAAAATAATCTTGTAATGGAACCCCTTGAGGATTATGTTATTTCGACAAGTAATGTTATATTTACTGTCGCTCCAAATTCGGGAGATGATGTCTTTATTATTGCTCTTGCAACAACTGCAGATTTAACAAGAACAATTAATTTTGTTGTTGATAGTGGATCAATTGCAATGATTCCTGGAAATAAAGGATCTGTAACTTTAGATGTAAGTGGAATTTTAGAATCGTTGGTAATTTTATCAGATCAACAAGGATCTTTAACTTTGAGTATTAAAAAATCAAATTATAATAATTTTCCAACATTCTCAAATATTCATCCGTCAAATATCATCATGACAAATGAAAGAAAAATTCGTGATGATAATTTAACAGGATGGACAAAAACTTTAGTGGCTGGGGATATTTTGACATTTGATGTTATTGCAGTAAATAATATCAATCGTTTCTTAGTTTCTTTAAAATTAAAATTATAAATAAAGATAGTTATTAAAAATTATAACCTGTTGGGGAGTTGTTTAAATGGCACTATTAGTTCCAAATATTGGAGAACTTGAGTCACTCAGATACTTGGTTGCACAGAACAACCACACTGCAAGTCTTGCTGATCAGTCTCCTAGAAATCTAGTTTTAAAACTTTTTACAAGTAACACCACTCCAGCCGAGACGGATGTTCCTTCTGTAACTAAATATTTTGAACCATATGGAGTTGGAAATACCAATGCCTATGGATTTGCTCCTACTACAGGGTATCCATATTGTGTAAACAATAGAGCAGATCAAAATTATTCATCTCAGACTGGTATTCTTCTCAATGGTTCTCGTTGGAGAATCAATCAGGTAGGTTCTGGTACAACTGCTACTTATCCTGAACAAACATTTACATTTACTGGAGATGCCGGTGATGTTTATGGTTATTATGTAACTCGTGCAAACAATATGCCTGTCGCGGTTCAGGGTGTTATACATGGAGCCACTGTTGGAATCGGAACTACAGTGACAAAAGGAAATAACACCGATCCAGTCATTGGAGTTGTAGGTAACTTCTATATTACAGTTGATCCAGATCAAAGTGTTGATGATTTAACTTTGGGAATGGTTGTGGGTGGTAATCTTGGAATTCAAACTGGCACTAAAGTTATTGGTATTGATCGAGCTTATAAAGTTGTTTATCTAGATAAAGCACTCATTGATAATATTCAGGTTGCTACCGACTCAAGTGTTGAATTTAGTTATTCTAAAATGGTAAGAAGTGATCACCAACTTGTAGCGGGAGATGTTCTTTATATTGCAGCTGGTGCAGGTAATACAACATTAGAGTCTAATACCTACACTGTTTTCTCAGTCCCCAATGCCAATGAGTTTTTTACAACTCCTGCACTCAATCCAACTTTGAATACTGTTGCTGGTCTTAATACTGCAACTCTCTTTAGTTCAATTATGTACGCTGAGAGATTCACGAATGGTCCTTACAGCATCCAAAACAACGGTGACCAAATCAAGATTACACTCAACATTGCTCTTGACTGATACTTAAATAAGTATATTATTGAATTCTTGGGGATTGTAACTGCAGTCCCCCTTTTTTTTATTAAATCTATTGTTTTATTAAAAATGAACATTTATGTTTATAATTCATCCACTGTAAATGAGTATTCAATAGAGGATATGGGATCTATTTCCTCCTCTGTTCAATGTTCATTTGATTATGGTGAATTGCAAACGGAAGTTTTTGACTGTCAAGATTTTTATGTCGTAACATGTTCCGAGACTTTAATTCCTTTTGGATCCATTAAAATTAAAAAAGAAACTAAAAGTTATCATAAGAAAATTTCTAAAGAATTTGTCAATCTTATTAAAATTAACGATAAATCTTTTCTTCTTTCTAGATTTATATTGTTTTGGATTGGATTTGGCACAATATTTGAATTTAATAATGGCTTAGAAAGACAAGTAATACCTGATGTTTCTGGAGGAGGTATAACAAAATGACGTTATATCAATATTCAGGATCTCAAGGATCTCAAGGATTTCAATCACTTCCAGTAACTACTTTTACATTTACTCAAAATTTTAGCTTAAACAGTATTAGTTTTGATAATAATTCAATAACTTTTGATAATACAAATCAAAATTTAATTTCAAGTGCCCCTACCCGCGCATTTAACTATAATTTAACATCAATATCTGATAATAATTTACTTGATTATGGGTTAATCACAAATAGTGTTGGATTTTTAGATGACTATGGGCAAATTAGTCAACTATCTAGTACAACTTTAGACTATGGATTAACAACTCAATCTGTCATTTCCACAGTGTATCCTTTTGGTGGAATGCAGTTAAGTGGATCTGCTTCTTTAATAGTTCCTGCAGATATTAGAACTTACAATGCAGTAGGATCATATAGTTTAACATATAGTCCAGATGATACTACAGGAACTCTCTTCAGTTTTGGTGAAAAGATTGAACGAAGAACTTATGATTATAGTCAATCTTCTATTGAAACCCCTGAAGATGATTACGGTTCAATATCTAATGTTATTTTATTTACTGATGAATATGGATCACTTTTAGATTCATCAAATCTAACAGAAGACTTTGGACTTGTTAGTACAATAGACTTGTTCTCTGCAGCTACTCCATTTGGAAAATTAACTATTGGTGGATCTGCAGATACCGAGTGGATTAATAAAAATTTCTATGGACCACTTTTTGGTACAATTGGACAGGTAAAGGTAACTTATAGTCCAGATGATACTACAGGAACTCTCTTCAGTTTTGGTGAAAAGATTGAACGAAGAACATATAATTATGATATACTTTCTGTTCAAAATATAGGTCAAGATTACGGTTCAATATCTAATGTTATTTTATTTACTGATGAATATGGATCAGTCTCAAATTCATCAACCTTAACAGAAGATTTTGGATTCGTTAGTACGATAGATTTGTCCTCTGCAGCTACTCCATTTGGAAAATTAACTATTGGTGGATCTGCAGATACTGAATGGATTAATAAAAATTTCTATGGATCAACTTTTGGTACAATTGGACAGGTAAAGGTAACTTATAGTCCAGATGATACTACAGGAACTCTCTTCAGTTTTGGTGAAAAGATTGAGAGAAGATCTTATGATTATAATCAATCTTCTATTGAAAATACTGAAAGTGATTATGGATCAATAAGTCAAATAACATCACAAACTGAGGATTATCAATCCATTACAACAATTCATGGATTGGTAGAAGAATTTGGATTTATAACAGAACCCACTGGTGGTTTGGTACTTCCTTTTGGTACTATAACTCTAAGTGGATCAGCAATAACTGCTGTTAATTATAGACTATTCTTCTATGGATCCTCTGTAGAAAAATTTGTTTATAGTCCAGATGATACTACAGGAACTCTCTTCAGTTTTGGTGAAAAGATTGAAAGAATAACATATTCATACAATAAACAATCTATAATTAATAATATAGATGATTATGGATTAGTTTCTGAGTTAACTATAGGTGGTTTTGACTATGGATTAATAACAAGTATTAGTGGTTCTCAACCTTCAGAAAATTATGGATTAATTTCAGAATCTGTAGTATCCTCTATATCTCTTCCATTTGGATCTTTAAGTTTCTCTGGAACTTCTCTAGAAAGTGAAATAGATTCTTATGTTGGTGATACAGCAACAATCTTTATAAGTGGCAATGTAAGCAATGTACAAGAAGCAGATTCTTATAAGGGCTCCGGAACTATAAGTCTCTCTGGAACATACAACAACTTCAAATATATCAGTGCTTGGGTTGGCTCTGGAATTCTCTTTGGATTTGGTGAAAAGGTTGAACGAAGAACTTATGTATATGATCAAAATCTACCCGCAACAGTTATAGAAGATTTTGGTTTAATAATTAATTCTCCAACAACAACTATTGATTGTGGTTCTGTTAATTCTCCAGTTAATGATGGCATAGAAAATTATGGTAGTCTGGGAGGTGCAATTGGTGTAACTCCATTTGGATCTCTAAGTCTATCTGGAACTGCTTTAGAAAGTGAAACTGATGCTTACATTGGTCTAGGAACAATCTTTGGAAGTGGTAACGTAAGTAATGTACAAGAAACAGATTCTTATAAGGGCTCTGGAACTATAAGTCTTTCTGGAACTGCTCTAGATTCTTCTATTATTGGTTATGTTGGTTCCGGAATACTCTTTGGATTTGGTGAAAAAATTGAACGAAGATCTTATGCATATAATAAGACTTCAGTAGAAAATGACGAAGATTATGGATTAGTTTCAGAATTAACTATAGGTGGAACTGATTATGGGTCTATAGCTGGCGTTGGCGGCGGACAAATTGATGATGATTATGGTTTAATAACTCAATCAAACATTACTGCAATTCCATTTGGATCTATAACTCTTTCTGGTATTTCTTCTAATAGAGAAATTGCAGTATATGGTTATTATGGAAATGATAATAATCCAGGAACTTCAGGAACAATCTTTATAAGTGGTAATGTAAGTAATGTACAAGAGATAGATTCTTATAAGGGCTCTGGAACTATAACTCTTTCTGGAATTGCTCTAGAAAGTGAAAGTGATGTTTATATTGGCCTAGGAACAATCTTTGTATCTGATTTTGGATTAGAGAGTGAAATAGATGTTTATACGGCTTCTGGATCTATAAGTCTCTCTGGAACAGCTGTAGAAAGTTTCTCTGCACAAACTCCAGAAGATACTCAACTGTTTGTAATTTCAGGATCTGCATCTAACATTAAAGAAACAGATTCTTATAGTGGATCTGGATCTCTAAGTCTATCTGGAATTGCTCTAGAAAGTGAAAGTGATGTTTATATTGGCCTAGGAACAATCTTTGTATCTGATTTTGGATTAGAGAGTGAAATAGATGTTTATACGGCTTCTGGATCTATAAGTCTCTCTGGAACAGCTGTAGAAAGTTTCTCTGCACAAACTCCAGAAGATACTCAACTGTTTGTAATTTCAGGATCTGCATCTAACATTAAAGAAACAGATTCTTATAGTGGATCTGGAACTATAACTCTTTCTGGAATTGCTCTAGAAAGTGATACCGAATCTTATATAGGATTAGGTACTGTAGTACTTTCTGACTTCGGTAGAGAAAGTGAAATAGATGTTTATAAAGCTTCTGGATCTATAAGTCTCTCTGGAACAGCTGTAGAAAGTTTCTCTGCACAAACTCCAGAAGATACTCAACTGTTTGTAATTTCTGATGTTGGTGTAAGATATTACTCTCCAATATACCCAAGAAATGCTCTCATTGGTGATCCAGGATCTGGAATTGGAACTATCCGACTTAATGACGATTCTGTTTTAACTGTAACTAGAGCTACTCTTCCATATAAGGCAAAAGGTGGTATAACACTTTCTAATGGACTTAAAGAATCCTTTAATAAAGGAAATTATAATAGTTCTGGTATTGTTACACTATCTGGTATTGCATCAACTAGAGAAATTCAAGTTTACGGATATTATGGTGACCAGAAGAATCCTGGAACTAGTGGAAAAATAACTTTAAATGAACAAACTACTCCAATTATTGAGAAATATACATCATCTTATGTTGGTTTAGGTACAATCACTTTAAGTGATTCTTTTGAAAGAAGACGTTTACGTGCATGGAACGGATCTGGTACTATTACATTATCCGGAATAGGTTTAGACTCTATTACTATTCCAGTATCAAATACCATACTATTCAAGTTTAGTGGTTCTAAATTTGAATCATTTATTCCAACTACAGAAATTGGTTCTGGAATTATTACTATTACAGGATCTTCCGATACCCCAATAAGAACTTTTGTTCATAACGGTTCGGGTTCCATAGTCCTCAATGGTTCTGCTATAATTAGACCAGTTCTGAGACAAATTGGTACAGGAACGATTCGTCTTGTACCTAGATTTAGAGTTGATGACGATTATACCTCTTGTGATAATGATACGGACTTTTCAGTTCAATTTGGTAATACACCACTTCTTAATGCTACGTCAATTACTTTTGATAATTCAAACATTACTTTTGATAGTCAGATAATCAAATCTACTTCTACACTTTCTGTAACTTGTGATAGGGAGGATGATGCAACTGTCAAATTTGTTGCAAATCCACCAGAAGATACAATATTATTCACAATTAGTGGATCTTCAATAACATCGGTAGTAAGTCTTGATAGTTATGTAGGAATTGGAAATATCTTTATTTCTGGTGGATATACAAATCTGAGATCAACAAAAGTTAAAGTTGGAACTGGAATTGTAACTATCTCGCAGCTATCTAAGGATGTTGAGATTGATTCTTATGTTGGACTTGGGACAATATTAAGTCTCTCAGGAGCTTCCAAATCTAAAATTGCAAATCCACCAGAAAATACCATTCTTGTACAAATTGGTGGAACTGCTTCCACTAGAGTTGAATTTGAATATTCTTATGTTGGAGTTGGAACTCAATATTTCAGTGGTATTGGCTCTCAAAGAATTGTTTATGCAGATCGTGGATCTGGACTGATTTCTCTATCTGGTAATCTTGTTTATCCTGATATTAAATTTGTTCCATCCCCAGATGGTTCTGGAATCATATCTATTGTTGGAACGTCTAAAGAAAAATCAACCGTTGTTCATAATATTCAAGGGGGATCTCTTTTCACTCTTTATGGTGGATTTGAATCCTTTAGTAAAACAAATTATAATGGAATTGGCACTATCTTTATTGTTGGAGCAGCTTCTTCTATTATTAATAATCCATTCCAACCATCAAGAGTTTATGTCACAATAATCTAATTTATTTAATGATAAATATATCAGAAGAAAGAGTAGTTTGGGTTACGTCGCACTATGACTAAGCAGGTACAACTCAGAAGAGGGACAACAGCTGAACATGCAGTATTTACAGGAGCCGTAGGTGAATTAACAATTGATACTAGTAAAGATGTTGCTGTTGTTCATGATGGAGTAAAAGTTGGCGGTCATGAACTTGTAGGTGTTGCGGCTACTGGACAGACAATCGTTAATAAAGACGGACTTGCAATTGGATCTACTGTAGCTAGTTCTCCACTAACAGTTATTGGTGATTCTTTTATTTCTGGAGTTAGTACATTCGGAAATAATGTCAATGTGGGATCAAACTTAAATGTTTCTGGAGATTCAATTTTTGCTGGAGTAAGCACTTCTGTCGGAGTAACGATTGGAGTAGGAAATACTGATTTAATTGTAAATGGAACTGCTAGAGTAACTAATACTCTTTCTATTGGGCCTAATACCATAGTTATAAATGGAAACACTAATACAATAGAAGCAGAAACTTTAGTCGCTAAAAAAGTAAATATAACAGGAGAAAATATAGTCATAGCTTCTTTTGATAGAACTATTACAAACTCAGTCTCCGCAGGTTCAACAATTTTTCCATTAAATAATATATCTTCTCTAGTTGTAGGAGATTTATTTAATGTAACTGGAATATTTACACATGTGCCTATCACTGGATTTGGTACAACATCAGTAGCTAATTTTTATGAAACTTTATCAACTACATCCATTTCAACAACAGTTAGTGCAGGATCTACAGTTATTGGAGTTACTACTACTATTGGAATTACTACGAGTTCTTTTATTTCTGTATCTGGAGTAGGCATTACTGATGCACCAATTATAGGATTTGGTACAGTATCACTAGGAAATGTTTATAATTTAGTATCTATAACCGGCGTTGGCAATACGGTTTCAGCAGGATCTACTGTAATCATAGTTAATGCAATTACTAATGTTGTAGTTGGTGATTATGTGAGTGTTGCTAATACTGATACTGGCGCAACACTTATTAATAGAGTTCCAATAGTTGGATTAGGCACTACATCTGCAACTCCATATTATGTGACTGTTAATACTACATCTATTTCAACAACGGTTAGTGCTGGATCTACAATAGTTTCTGTTGCATCAACCTCAGGAATTACTACGAGTTCTTTTATTTCTGTATCTGGAGTAGGCATTACTAATGTTCCAGTTGTTAATGTAATAACAACTGGTATTACAAGTTCTTATCAAAATTCAGCAAATACAACAGTAGCTTCTACAGTTGCTATAGGATCTACAGTAATTCCTGTCGCATCAACTACAGGAATTACTGTAGGAAACGCAATTGATATTACTGGGATCTTTAATAAAGTAAAAGTAACTGGAGTTGCTGCTACCACTATAACCATTGGTGTAGGAAATACTTATAATGGTACTATATCTTCAGGTTTAG